GTGGCCGCCGAAGCGAGGAAGCAGCCATGAATCCGGTCATATGGAAGATTGCCGAGATGGCGCTGAATCTGATCGCCATTGGCATCGAGCGCAAGGCCGTCCTCAGTAAAATCAAGGCTATGGAAGAGGCTGGAGCCACGGGCGAAGAGATTAAAGCGGCTCTATCCGACATTGCCGATGCCGCCATTGCCGGGGCGCAGGCCAGGATCAACGAGCTGCCAGACTGATGGACAGAGAAACATGACAGAACCAGTTGCTGGCAGTTGGCTCGGGATAAAACTTCTAACCCTGGTGGCTGGATTTGCCGGGGGAGTCGTCACGCTGAGCTTCCTGAGGGACCTAACCAAGCTGCAGGGTATCGCCGCGGTACTGGCCGGGCTCGGATGCGCTGTGTTCTTAGCTCCGATCCCGTCGCCCTACACTGCGGGCCTGCTTCACGGCGGAGACCCGGCGCTAGGCGTTGAGTGGTTGGACAAAATCGAGGCTGCTTATGGCTTCTTATTCGGCCTGACCGGTATGACGCTGGTACCGGGAATCATAAAAATAGCCGGCAAGTTTCAGGAGGATCCGTTGTTTTTCATCCGCATGTTCAAAGGTAAATGAGAATCATGGAAGCATTAGCGATAATTCACACAGCGCTGGCTGTTGCGTTGCTTCTAGTCAGTGGCCGAATTATCTGGTTGATGTCACGACAGACGGCGCACGGCGTCAGGGTGGCTCACTGGTTTCTTGCCGTCGGTGCCTTCTGGGCCGTGCTGTACCCGCTTTTCCATCCGGAGTGGAACCTGGGGCCGAATTCCATGATTCTAGTCGGCGCCGCCGTTTTGCTCCTGAACAACAAGCGCGGCGGCGCCGCTTGGAGCCGGAGGAGTTCGCAGTGAAGAGGCCTAAGCCATTAGTAAAGAAGCCTAAGTTATTAGTAAAGAAGCCTAAGCCATTAGTGAGGGCATCGAAGGCTCGCCAGAAAACGGTAAAGGTTGGCGGCACGTCGCAGATGTCGGCCGAGCACCGGCGAGCGTTGTTCGTCGAGGCGTACCTTTCCAATGGCGGGAACGGCAAGGTTGCTGCAATCAATGCCGGATACAGCCGCAAGGGCGCCGAAGTGGTTGGCAGCAAAATGATAAGGCATCCGGAGGTTGCCGCCCTTTTGCGCGAGAGGCTTGGCAAGGTGTTGAGTAAATACGAATTAACGACGGAGCGCACATTGCGCGAGGTTGCCAGGTTGTCCTATGCGGACATCCGCAAGCTCTACCGGGAGGACGGCACGCTTAAGTTGCCGCATGAGTTGGACGACGATTCAGCGGCGGCTGTGTCCGGCTTTGATGTTGATGAGTTGATGGGTGGCGAGGGCAAAAGCATTGGATGTTCCAAAAAGGTCAGGCTACACGACAAAAACGCCGCTCTGGAAAAGGCCATGAAGTACCACGGCTTGTACGAGAGAGACAACGATCAGTTGGGTAATGCTGTGGCCCGCATCTTTATTGTTCCCGGAAAACAGGTTGGAAGCGGCTAAAGCAGTAAAAGTAGCGGAAGAAGTAACGGCCTGGGCGGCGACCGACCGACAAGCGGAATTTCTGTCGGCGAGCGAATTCGAGGTGCTTTACGGCGGCGCGGCGGGCGGCGGAAAAACGGACGGCATCCTAGTCGACGCGCTTGGGCTTGGTCCGGCGGCCGAAGGAAAGCCAGCGCACCTTGAGAAGCGCGCATATCAGGCGATCATTTTCCGCAAAACCTTTCCGGATTTGAAGGATTTAATCGACCGCAGTCACGAGATTTACCTTGATTACGACCGCCGCGCCAGGTACGACAAACAGGCGCATGTCTGGACATTTCCGAGTGGTGCCCGCGTGGAATTCGGGTTTATTCAGCGGGACATCGAGCGGTTCCGCTACCGCGGGCGGGCGTTCCAGTACGTCGGGTGGGAAGAATTGACGCTCTGGCCGACAAATGGGCCGTATCTGTACCTAATAAGCCGGGTGCGCAGCGTGGATCGTACGATACCGTTATATGTACGGTCGACGACAAACCCGGACGGTCCCGGCTTCAAGTGGGTGAAGGATCGGTTCGGCATTTCGACCTCGGGCAAGGCAGCGCGTATTGAGGTCGAGATGATGGATTCGGAAACGCGGGAAGTGTTCACCAGGGCGCGGCGATTCATTCCGGCCAAGCTGGCGGACAACCCGCACCTGGGCAGTGACTACCGGGCGAACCTACTGCTGTTGGAGAAGGAGGACCAGGACCGGCTGTTGCGCGGGCTGTGGGAAACTCCGCAGATCAAGGGCGCTTATTACACCGTGGAAATAGAGCGGGCACGGGCAGGCGATCGAATCGTTAAAGTTCCGTATGTCCGATCTGCCCCGGTGGATACCTACTGGGACTTGGGGTTAAGTAAAGACTCCGGCACGACGGCGATCTGGTGCGGGCAGCACGTATCCCAACAGCACCGATTTCTGCGCTGCGTTGAGAACCATTCGGAAGCATTGGACTGGTACGTGAAATGGCTGCTGGAAACCGGATTCACGTTTGGCCGCCACTTTTTGCCGCATGACGCCGGGGTTCGCAGACTCGGGGCGCACAACGTCAAGTCCTGGAAAGAACTGCTGCAAGACCTCATGCCCGGTCACCATTTCGTTATAGTCCCGCGGATCGATGATATTAGTATTGGCATCCAGCAGACGCGCGCCAAGTTCGATGAATGCTGTTTTGATACCGAGGGTTGCGCCGATGGCGTTGCTGCGCTGGAAAATTACCGAAGGGAGTGGGATGAAGAGAACCAGGTATTTCGCAACTACCCGTTGCACGACTGGACCTCGAATTACGCCGATGCGTTCCGCCAGTTCGGCCAGGGATGGAAGCCGGCCAGGGGCGGATCGGGCGTTAAAACCGATCCGTGGGTGCCTATTGATCGGAGTATGGGCTATTGATGCACATTGAACAGCCGCGCGACATGGATCCCGCTGAAGACGAACTCAGCCCGGACCTATCGCCCGAAGAAATGGCGCTGGATGAAGAGGAAATGAAACGCCAGGAGGCCGAGCGGGCCGCGCGCCTGGATGGGCTGTGCCAGACGCTGTTCGATTACCGCAAGGACGCCATCACGGCGCGCGACCAGTCCGGAATTGAACAGGAGTGGGCCGACGCGCAGAACGCCTATGAGGGGTACGACAACGTCAACCAGCGGAATCGGGATGTCAGGCGCGGCGGATGGGCCTCAAAACCGGTAGGGCAGATTGCCAGATCAGATGCGCTGACGGGCAGCACCGTGTACCTGAACATCACGCGCCCGTATGTGGATGCGTCCGCGGCGCGGGTGGCGGACATGCTGTTCCCGACGGATGACCGGCCATGGGGACTTAAGGCGACGCCGATCCCGGAGCTGTCGGACGCTACCGAAAGCAAGGCGCTGGTCAACCTGCCTGACGGCGGGCAGGCGACAGAGGGTGACCTAGCAAAGAAGATATTGGAACTGGCCGAGAAAAAGGCCGAGCGCGCGCAGACTCGCATTGCCGACTGGTTGACAGAATGCCAGTGGCACGCCGAGGGGCGTAAGGTCGTGGAAGATGCGGCGCGCATCGGCGTCGGCATTCTCAAGGGGCCGGTCCCGGTCAGGAAGCGCAAGGCGCGAATAGATTTCGACCCGCAGGGCCAGATGCGCATGACCGTGGAAGAGAAGATCAGCCCGGTGTCCATGCGCATCAAGCCGTGGAATTTTTGGCCGGACGGAACTTGCGGGCAAGACATCCACGACGGTTCGTACTGCTGGGAGCGCGACGACATCACGGGCAAGGCGCTGCGCGAGTTGAAAGGCACGCCTGGTTATATCGACAGCCAAATCGACGCCGTCCTTGAAGAAGGGCCGCAACTGCCGACCGCGGAAACGGCGAAATTCGCGCCGCGCGACACCATCGGCCGGCGACCCTTCGACATTTGGTATTTTACCGGCACCATCGAACGCGACGACATGGAGGCCGCGGGCTGCGATTGCTCGGAGATGCAGGACGACTACATCGACGCCGTTGTGACGATGGTTAATAACCGCGTGATTAAGGCAGCACGGAACCCGCTGGATTCGGGCGAGTTTCCATACGATGTGATGTGCTGGCAGATGGCGGAGGACCACTGGGCCGGCATGGGCGTGGGCCACCAGATCAGCGTGCCGCAGCGCGGGATCAATGCCGGCACACGCAACATGATGGACAACGCTGCGGTCTCCGCCGGGTCGCAGATCGTGATGCTCGACGGGGTCGTAGAGCCTGTTGATGGCGTGATGCGCATTGGGTCTAATAAACTATGGAAGGCTAGGGCGGACGCCGATATTCAGGATGTTAGAAACGCCTTCATCACGTTCCAGATCCCGTCGCGGCAGGTCGAACTGCTGGCGATCATCCAGTTTTATCTGAAGATGGCTGAGGACGTGACCGGCATGCCGATGCTGCTGCAGGGTCAGCAGGGCAAAGCGCCGGAGACCGTTGGCGGCATGACTATGCTACAGAACAACGCATCGGGCGTGCTGCGCAGAATGGCACGTTTGTTCGACGACTGCATTACCGAACCGCATGTGGGTCGTTTTTACGACTGGCTGATGCAGCACGGCGAGAACCCAGAGGAAAAGGGCGACTTCACCATCGATGCCAGGGCGTCATCCGTGCTGGTGGAGCGCGACCTGCAGAACCAGGCCATCATCCAGTTGGTGTCAGCATCGCTTAATCCGAACTACGGGGCGGACCCGCGGAAGTGCTTCGCCGAAGCCTGCAAGGCGCAAAAGCTCGACCCGGAGCGCTTCCAGCACACCGAAGAAGAGTGGAAGCAGATTCAGGAGAACCAGCAAAACCAGCCCGCAGACTTCAGGGTCATGATTGAGCAGATGAGGATCACCTACGAAGAGGCCAGGCTGAACTGGCAAGCCGACCAAAACGAGCGCGACCGCGCTGTAACCGTTGGGGTCGAAGAGTTGCGGGCGCAACTGAAGGATGCCGAATTGCAAGGCCACCAGACCATCAATGTTACCAGCCTTCGCGGAAAACTCGCCGATACGGTCATCAAGACCAAGGCTCAGGAGCGCATGTCGGACAAGACCAACACGGTCAAGCAAATCTCCAAGCCGCCGACCGAACCCGCGGGCCGCGCGAAACCTGGGCAGGCTTACCAGGCGTGAAGGCGAACCACTAATGGCCGTCCTCCTGCCCGGTGACTTGTTTTCGCCGACCTGGTTGAAACTGCAAAAACACTACGAAGAGCGCCTTGACTACTGGCGCGCGATGAACGACGGCAGCCACGACGCAGCGAAGACCGAGCGCATCCGTGGAAGGATTGCTGAATGCAAAGTATTTTTGGCCTTGGCCTACCCGCCGACGCCGCAGGAGTCGGACGACGTTAAGTAACTTAAGTAACTTAAGCAATTAACGCCCTTCGACAGTTGAGAGCCCGCCTTGCGCGGGCTTTTTGTTTTTCAAGAGGTTGACGTGACGACACAGGCCGAGCAGACGCAGGACACGGAGTTTACGACGGAACAGCAGGACGTTCCAACGCAACCGACTGCCGAGCAGGACGCGGCAGTACAACAGGAAGCTGACGCATCTTTTGCCGCGGGTTTCGGGCGGGTGCGCGGTACGCCTGTTGTACCGACTAAAGAGGACGCGAGTACCGAACCGCCAGACGCTACCACAACTGAAGAAGCGCCCGCCCTAGCGGCCGACGCGGAACAGCCGGTGCTGGCCGGGCTCAAGGAATCCGAGATCAAAGCGTTGCTGGGCCAGGTTGGGGAGCTTCGAGACTCCAAGGACAAGGTAGAAAAGCAGTTGCGGCAGGTATTCGGGAAGTTCGGCGACATCCAGCAACAACTCACCACGGCGAACGCCGGGCTGGGCAGGCGGGAGATCAAGGCCGAATCATTGAAGAGATTGCAGGCAGAGTATCCGGACATTGCGGAAGCACTTGCGGGCGATCTCGGCGATCTCGGCCAATTGCTGTTTGGCACACCTTCAGCAGGCGCGTCAGTCACGCAGGAGCACGTCTCTACACACGTCAACAAGGTGGTATTGGAACGTGAGTCAGAGCTGCTTCAAAAGGTCAACGAGGAAATGCTTTCGCACTTCCATCGCGACTGGAAATCCATCCGGGACAGTCAAGACCTGTCTTTGTGGCTGTCAACGCAACAAACCGACTATCGCGCCGAATTCCTTGAGAGCCAGAGTGCTACTTTTATCTCCGAAGGTCTCGATAAATTCAAAAACTGGAAGCAGCAAGGCCAGGGCACACGTCAACAAAACACCAGTCGCCTCGAACGAGCCATCGCGCCGAAAGGCCGAAGCGCTCCAGGGGCATCCGCAGTCTCCGATCAGGCCGCCTTCAATCGCGGGTTCATGCGCGTGCGAGGGGGTTAAACACATCAAAGGAAAAATACCATGCCTACGCATGCTTATACAACCAATGCCGGACGTGTAAACGAGATCAAGGGCGAGACCCTAGCGCACGCGATGCCGGTTGAAGTCCTATCGCTCGGCTGCAAGATGGTGAAGATGCCACCGAACAAGGGCGACAACATCACCTATCGTCGCTGGCTGCCTTACGGCGCCACGACCTCCAGCGTCAGCACGCAGAACCGTCCGTCTGTCAGCGCCGCTGCGCACATCACAGCGGAAGGCGTGACGCCTGCGGCGGAAACCCTAACCCCGGTGGATGTCAGTATCGTACTGCAGCAGTACGCCGCGCTCTACAGCTACACCGACAAGGCCGCGGAACTGTACGAGGACGACATTCCGGAGGAAATGCGCATCCAGACCGGCGAGCGCATGGGCCTGGTGCGGGAAATGGTCCGCTTCGGATCGTTGAAAGCCGCCACCAACGTGCTCTACGCCGGTGGCACCAGCCGCGTGACCGTGGACGAGACCGTCAGCCTGAACGTCATCCGCAAGATGGCGCAAACGCTGCAACTCAACCACGCGAAGATGAAAACCCGGATCCTGAAGCCGTCGCCGGACTACGATACGTCGGCGATTTCTGCCGGCTACATCGTGTTCTGCTCCACGGACATGGAGCCGGACATCCGCGACCTGCCGGGCTTTACCCCGCGCGAGAAGTACGCCAGCGGCCAGGCCATCAGCGAGTTCGAGCTGGGCGCTTGCGAGCGCTATCGCTTCATCACCAGCCCGGAACTCACGGCCTACGCCGATGCGGGCGCCGCCATCTCCGGCACCACGCTGTACTCGACCCTCGGCACCAGCGCCGATGTCTACCCCATGATCGTGATGGGCGAAGAGGCTGCGTGCGACGTGGCACTGCGAGGTATGGACAGTTTCGACCTGATCCACATCCCGCACACCCGCGAGGACAAGACCGATCCGCTGCGCCAACGTGGTTATGTGGGCGCGAAGTTCTGGTCCGCTGTCCTGGTCGCCAACGGCGGCTGGATGGGCGTCATCGAAGCGGGCCGCACCGCCCTGTAATCAAACCGCACTGCAATGCACTGCAATGCACTGCACTGCAATCCAGGGGCCGCCTACGGGCGGCCTTTGATTGATTTCAAGCAAATCTCAAGGAGAAAGTAAATGGACATCATGACTCTAAGTGGTTTCACCGGATGCCTGACCAAGGCCGGGCTCGGCATCGCCGGCACGGCGGACCGGGTGAAGTTCACGGCGCCAAACGGCGCCGGGACTGATTTCGCCATCAATGGTATTGCTTATCACTTGGCCGACGTCGACAACGTCGACACCGGCGCCGCAGCGGTGCAGGCAGTCGATACAACCTGCTTGTATCTGTTGCTGCTCGATTCTGCGGGCGCCCTGTCGACAATCAAGGGCGATGAAGTGCTGAACACCAACCTGACAAACGGCACGGCGGTCCAATGGTCAGCGCCGACAACCAACAAGTGCCCGGTCGGCGGGGTGAAAGTTAAGACGGTCGCGGTGACGTTCACCCTGGGCACCACGAACTTCGATGCTGCGGGCGTGACGGAGACCTGGTACGACTTCGCCGGTGGCATGCCGCTGGCGCCGCAGATCTCCTAAGATATCCTAACAAACAGGTTGCAGGAAAAGAAAGAAGGGCGCTTACAATGCGCCCTTCTTTTTACAACTTCAAAACTAAGGAACGGCAATGCTTAACTGGAAGAAATTCAATAATATCGAGGTGTTCAAAGTCCTGCGCATCAAGAGGGGCGCGGTCATCACGGTTGACCGTGCCGACGGGACGCTCGCCAATCTGGACCTGGCCGAACTGGCTGCGATCAACAGCATTGCCTCCGCCAGTAGCGCTGGCCTAGCAATAACAGGGGCAATCTCAGCCACAACCATCCAAGTCACCGACGTGATTGATTTCGTCAATGCCGACCAAAGAACTCAAATAGGTTTTGAAGCCGGAAAGTATGATTTAGGACAGTTTAATACTTGGGTTGGGTATCAGGCGGGGTCTGCTAGTAGCGCTACGGGAAAAACAAGTGCGGCGGATAATAACAATGGTATTGGTTATCAGTCCCTCTTCTTCAACGAAACCGGTGCATCAAACAATGCGCTGGGAGTTAATGCCCTCTACAACAACAAAGGCGGTTCCAACAACAATGGAATTGGGCATAATGCCCTCGTAAGCAACGTCAACGGTTCCAACAACAATGCAATGGGATCTGGTGCGGGCAGATACCTAACAGACGGCACGACTGTCAATGCGGCACCTGCTAACTCTGTATTCTTGGGCCATGGCACAAAAGCCCTAGCGGATTCACAAACTAATCAGATAGTCATCGGATTCGATGCTACAGGTATTGGTTCCAATTCCGTGGTCTTGGGTAATGACAGTATCCTTTTTACGGCGCTGAAAGGCAGCGTCGGCATCGGCAAGACGAATCCCGCGACCCAATTAGAAATATCCACAGACGGAGCCACAAAGCCGTCCACAAACACGTGGACCATTGCCTCAGACGAGCGCCTGAAAACCGACATCACCCTCGCTGATTTGGACCGTTGCTATGAAATTGTGAAGTACCTCCCCCTTAAACGCTATACGTGGAAAGATAGCTCGTACACGCTCGGTGATGTGAAGGACAGAGCAAAGCTGGGTTGGATTGCGCAGGATGTCCAGCAGGTATTTCCAAAGTCCACGCCGACCAGGAAATTCGATTTCGTCCCCGAAGATGATGGGTTTGAGAATGTCAAAGAGCAGGTGACGATAGACGAGGCAAGGACCACAGAATCAACCAGCATTGAGATTATCGACGGCATTCCGACCCGGAAAATGACCAGCACAACTGAGACCGTCACAGTCCCGCAGTTTGATGAAGTTGCCGTAGTGGACGAGATGGGAAGGCCTGTGATTGTTGATGGCGCGCCGATGATGCACGCGGTTCCGCGGATGCGTACTGTATCCAGGCCGAAAACAAAAACCGTCACGATTGACGATTGCCTCTCCCTGAATTCTGACCAGATCTATGCGGCGATGTATGGAGCGATTCAAATGCTCATCGCTAAAGTTGAAGCCCTCGAAGCACGCTAACGAACAATGGGCCTACTCACGTTGGACGGCGACCCCTTAACCTGGGCGCGGAAGTACTGCTGTGGGGTCCTGTTATTTTTACAACTTCAAAACTAAGGAGCGGAAATGATTAGCTGGAAGAAATTCGCAAATATCGAGGTGTTAAAAGCCCTGTACATCAAGAAGGGCGCGGTCATCACGGTTGAGAATGCAGATAGGACGCTCACCAATGTGGACGTGGCCGAACTGGCTGCGCTCAACAGCATCGCCGCCGCCGATTTAGCCAAGATCGACGGCATCACCAACGGCACCGCGGCGAGCGGCAAAGCCTTGGTGCTGGGCGCGTCCGGGGAAATCGCCACCATCACCAGTGCCACGATCACCACTCTGACCTCTACCACTGTAAACGTCGTAAGCGTTGTCCGCACTGGTCGCTCAATGAAGTGTGGCGTGCGCGGCAGGGTCGGCGCAGTCGCAGGATGGGTGCTCAGTGCCGCGACCACCCAAGGGTATGTAGCGACTATGGCCGCGTCTCAGACCGCCGGTACGTTGATTGTCCCGATTGAGGGCTTGTGGATCGGCGACACCATCACCGGCTTCACAATCAACGCGCAGATCGAGTCTGCTGGCGGCACGGTCACGCTTGACGCAATTCTGCGGGCGACGACCAATGTCGCGGCCGACCCGACAGAAGCCGACATCGGCACAACCATGACGCAGGTCAGCGTGACCGCCGATACCGCATCGGTTACGTCCAAGACCGGGCTGACAGAAGTTGTGGCTGCAGGCAAGTCATACTACCTGCTCATCACCGGAACTACGGCGGCGGCAACCGACATCATCCTGCTCAACTCGGCCATCACCGTAACGACGGCTTAATTTTCGGGCTTCGGCCCACAACCACGACTCCTTCGGGAGCCTTTTCTTTGGAGTAAAGCTATGCCAAAAGGTCAGTACGCGCGCGTGCCCATCGTGGCGCCGCGCTCTTTCGAGGAAACATCGGAAAAGCAAATCGGCCAGGACAGCGCGCGCGAGCTCAAATCGACCGGCCCCGCGCGCGAGGCGCTGAGTTCTCCGGTAATCGAAGTCGTGGAGCGCGTGGTGTCGAAGGACAAGCTGGAGAACCTGCGCTTTAATGAGGACATCATGACCGTCATCGTTCACGAATCCGGGAACCCGACCGACACCCCGAGGCCGGAGGTCTGGAACGACGGGCGCCTGTTCGTGTTTCAACGTGGCCAGGAAATGCAGGTCAAGCGCAAATTCGTGGAAGTGCTGGCACGCGCCAAAAAGACAACGCGCGGACTGCGCAAGGTGACCGACGACAACGGCATCGACCACTACGAGTATCCGCAGAAGACCGCGCTACTCTATCCGTTCGCCGTGGTCCACGACCCGAGCCCGCGCGGCAAGGCGTGGCTCGACGCGATCCTCGCGGACGCCTGACATGGCTACCGTTAATCCGACGTTCACCCGTCACGGCAACCACGCCCTGCGCTTTACCTGGGTGCTGACCCAAGCCGACGCGGCGGGCCAGGCGATCTCCGCCGAGTTTGCCGACTACGCGGATCGCAACGTGCAAATCCTTGGCACGTTCGATACCTCGACTGTGGTTTGGCAGGGGAGCAATGACGGGTCCAATTACCTGACGCTCACAGATCCGCAGGGCAATGCCATCAGTAAGGGGGCGGCCGCCATTGAACAGATTACCGAGGGGGCGCTGTTCCAGCGACCCAGCTCCAGCGGCGGCGGCGGTTCGCAGGCGGTCACTGTTATTTGCATTGCCCGCCGTAATCGTGGCGGCAAGGAGACTTGACATGAACGCACAGGACATCCGTAACGCGGCCGAGACGCTTGATCGCGAAATGAAACGCTTCGATGGGATGCAGGCGGCCGCAAAGGTTCTGCACGAAGCGGCCACTCTCGAAAGCCGGATTGAGGAAGCGGAGCGGCGCGTCACAGCCGCAGGGCAGCAGGCCGCAGATGCGGAGTCCGAGCTGCTACAGGCGCGCAGTCGCGTCGAGGCGGCGCGCAGCGAAGCACATAGGATTGAGCTCCAGGGCAAAGCCTCGGCGCAAGACATCCTGTCCACGGCTGGTAAAGAGGGGGAGTCGATTCTGGAAAAGGCCAAGGCCGTAGCAAACGACGCAATCGCCAAGGCCAGCGCCGATGTCGACCAGTTGCAGCAGGAAACCAAACGGGGCGTCGCGCACCGACAGATCCAGATCAAACAGGCCGCCGAATCGCTGGACCAGATCAACGAAGAGATTGCGGCTCGGCAAGTCGAGTTGGCGGCAATCAATGAAAAACTCAATGCCGCCCGCGCTCAGACGCGACGGCTGCTGGAAGGCTGATGAGAAACCCAACCGCCGAGTTGGCGGCGATTTACAAGAAATACCCGTTCATGGCCCCGCGGGTCGAGCAGGAGCATGAAACCGAAAACTATGTGGCCGTGCCTCCGGCGTTAATCATCACCGACGCTCAGAATAACGTCTGGACGCTGGGTTTTCAGACCGCACCGCAGGGCAGGAGTCCTGACGGGGAATTCGCTTTCAATGTCCTGAAGAACGGCATGGAGACTGGAGAGGTTGCAAGTAGGATCGAGCGGCGTAGTAGTCGAATTCGGATCTTTACTCGTGACGGCTGGAAACGCTGGACCGGAAGCAGCTTTATTTAACGACCAACCCGTGAGGGTATTTTTGCAACTTTTAAAGGAAATATATCATGGCCCGTGAATACAATGTCCTCGCAACGAACGTGACCGCCGGCGCGATCACAATGGTATTTGTCAACCCTGGCACGACTGCGACGCTGGAATTTCTGCGTGCATGGTTGTCGCAAGCCGGTTCCGCGACCTCGGCGCAGCAGCGTTGCCAGTTGTCCACGCAAGTCACTGCCTTCCCGACACTGACCACGATCACCCCGAGCAAGACCAAACTGCTTGATCCGGCGTCTGTGATTGTCGGCGGTACGACGGGTGCGGCGGGCACGTCTGGCATCGTCGCTTCGGCAGAAGGTGCGGGGGGTAAGTCTGTGGTGTACTCGGATTCGTTCAACGTGCTGAACGGCTGGCTGTGGGTGCCGACGCCGGTGGACACGATCATGATGAACGCCTCTGCGGCTTCCGGTCTGGGCCTGTTTCTGCCTGCCGCGCCGACCTCAGCGGTGAACTGGACGGCGGGGATGACCTACCGCGAACTCGGCTAATAGTTGAGCGGGGGGGCTTCGGCCTCCCGGATTCAAACGACACTTTTGGAGGATTTTTTATGAGAATTCGAATGGTACTCACAGCCCTGTTGTGTGCGAGTGTCACGGCCTACGCGCAAACGAACACCCTGACCTGGGACTTTCCGGTTGTGGATGAAAGCAGGACGACGACGTTCAACGCCGAGCGCAAGACCGGCACCTGTGCGGCGGTGGGCACGTTTGCGGAAATTGGCACCGTGCCAAAAACTCTTCGCAGTTACAGTGACACCGGACTGGCTGAGGGCTCTACCTACTGCTATCAGGTGCGCGCAGTCGGCCCTGGGGGACCGTCCGCCTACTCTAATCAGGTGGCCCGTACCATCCCTTTTACTGCGCCTCCTGCGCCATCGAATCTTCGAGTGGTAGGTGGACCCTGAGAAAATGGAGGCGGTGTTTAAATACCTGCTGGCTCTGACCTCTGACCTATGAGCGCGTTTTCACACGTCAAAAGCGACGCCATTGCGGACTTCACTGGAACCGTTACGGGTTTCAATTCGCAAGGGTCAACGACCACCATTGTGGCGACGAATCTTGTCCGCCCGTCGGACTGGAATTCGGCGCATAACTTCTTTCAGACGATTTCGGGGAATACCGCAGGGACTTCAACTGCGAGCGGGACGAACCTTATCATCGGTGGATTAAACGGGATTGAGGTCTCACACTCCACCGCAGCAGGCGCGGCGACGCTCTGGATACAGAAGCAGGTTCAAGACGGGCTTTATCCTCCCGCGGTATTCGAGGAACCCGTGGTGGGGCAGCATGGGCAGGCAACATGGCACTTTCAGCCGATGCGGCGGCTCGAACCGTTCAAGTTTGACCGGCTTGTTATCCCTATCTTTTTTTCCAACGCAAGCAATAGTTCCGGGTCTGGCACGCTGTCATTTTGGTTTGGGCTGTATTCGCAAAGCGGATCGACGCTTTCCATGCTGCACAGCACTTCCAGCACCCAAGCGGTTACGATGTCGGGGACGGCGGGAAGTTTTTCTCTGTTCGGTGGAAGCCGGGACTTAACCATTCCGTGGACATCCACGATAGATGAAGGCGGGTATTGGGCTGGCATTGCATCGCGCTCGACGACGGGCGGGGCGAATATGACCATTTCCCAATGGTTCGCTTCACAGCCTAACTCAAACCACTCAGGCATCTTCGGTGTGGCGAGCAACGCGACGAATCAAGCCCTGTTAGGTCAGGGCTATTACAGCGCCAGCAGCACCGACGTTCCGGCTTCCGTGGCCTTTAGTCAGATCCGGGGGACAGCTTCTTTGGCGCAGCGTGTGCCTGTGTTCTACTTCCAGAGCGGGACGGTATGAAGCCGGAACTGGTCAGCTACGATTTCGGCAAGCATAACGCGATGCTGGATTATTCCATCAAGCGGATGGAGGACTCGGCGCAGTGGAAGCGGCAGCGGATCGTGGTCATTCTTCCTGCTTCTAATCAGATCAGCACCAAGGTCGCTTTAAGCCACTGGAACCTAATCTTCCCGCCCAACAACGGGGTGCATAGGATGATCGCATTAGGTCAGGAGGTCGGCGAGGCGTATAGCAACGCGATCCAGACCATTTTAGATCACCCGGAACTGAGCCAGTGGGAATACATCCTGACGATTGAACACGACAACATACCGCCTCCGGATGGGGTGATTAAGCTGATCGAGAAAATGGACGCACATCCTGAGTACGGGTGTATTGGTGGGCTTTACTGGACGAAAGGGGAGGGTGGAGTCCCGCAGATATGGGGCGACCCGAAAGACCCGATCCAGAATTTCCGCCCGCAAGCGCCGAAACTCGGTGAGCTTGTTGAATGTGTCGGCACTGGAATGGGGTTCAACCTGTGGCGTATTTCGATGTTTAAGGATGAAAAACTCCGTAAGCCGTGGTTCAAGACCCTGAACGGCTCTGCGGGGACTGGTGTAGGCACGCAAGACCTGTACGCATGGGGGGACTTCAAGAAACACGGCTATCGGTGCGCGGTGGACTGTTCCGTTCTGGTGGGTCATTACGACGCCGCGAATGAGGTGTCCTGGTGAGCGCCGTCCTTGAAGAGATCCTCAAGCCGGTCAAGCTGGATTTAGGCTGCGGCAAGAACAAGAAGGAAGGCTTTACCGGCGTGGACTCGCGCGCCTTCGATGGCGTGGATACCGTCTGCAACCTCGGCGCTGAGACATGGCCGTGGGAAACGGATTCCGTTGACGAAGTGCATTGCTCGCACATGGTTGAGCACCTGAAACCAATGGAGCGGATTCACTTTGCCAACGAACTGCACCGAGTTTTGAAACCGCAAGCCAAGGCGCAGATCATCACGCCGCACTATGCCAGTGTCCGGGCGTATGGGGATCTGACGCACGAATGGCCGCCTGTTGTGACTTTCTGGTACCTGTACCTGAATGCGGAATGGCGCAAGGTCAACGCGCCACACAACGATCGGTACACCTGCGACTTTGACCACGGTTACGGATTCGGACTACATCCGACCGTGCAACTGCGAAACATGGAGTATCAGAACTACGCCGTCATTCACTTGCTGGAGGGAGCGCAAGACTTACTCGTCACGCTTACAAAGAGGGGTAAGTAAGTGTCATTTCAGCACAGCGGGTTTCAGCATGACGCCCTCCAGACGTTTGTTGAGGGCGGCGGCATTGCGGATGATCCGCCCCGAGCGGTAGGCACCCAACCCCCGCAGATCACAGCCCAATGGATCAAGACTTGGGCGGCGCAGAAATCTACACAGGGCGCGTGGAACTTTGCGGCGGCAAGTGCGCCAATAACGCGAGTCGCCGGGGTAACGCCCGCCCATTCGCATGTCTTTCCTGGCGGCACAACCAGAACCATAACGGCGGCAGGCGCAATCGCAGTCGGTGATCTGCTGATCGTCGGCGGCGGGGCCGGTCAGGACGGGGCGGTAATTACGGCGGTAACGGACGATCTAGGCAATACGTATACGCGCCATAGTCTCGGGGCGGGATCTGGAACGGCATGGATCGCCTACTGCATCAGCGGATTCGCCGGTACGCCCGTTGTGTCGGCGACGAAAGCGGCGGCGGGCGGATGGTCGTTTGGATTCGCGGCTTTTTCCGGCGCGACGGTTACTGGCGTCGTAGACGGCGGCGGCGCATCCGGGTCGAGTACTACGGGGTCGGATGGCATCACGACGACCTCAGCCGGATCGTTGGTCATTGGCGCGTACACGGACGAATCGACCAACACTACGGCGATCACGGAGACGTACGGAACGCTGATCAGCGAGTATGAGGACGGCGGCGATACCTGGCGCGGCAGTCTCATTTTCAGCATCGAGGCCAGCACCGGCACCTATACCCCGTCATGGACGCTGGCCACGTCATCGCCGTGGGTTGTGTACACGCTGGCCTTTGCGCCGGCGGCGGCCCCGTCGGCTGACAATCCACCTTCAAGGCAGGATTACAGCGCTGCCCGCTCTCAGTGGGGGCAGACCTGGCGGGCGCAGACTAAAGCGCCGAATGCGGGTTGGAACTTCAGTGTTGCGGTAGTAGATGATCCGGCCCCGAGACAGGATTACAGCGCTGCCCGTTCTCAGTGGAAGCAGGGCTGGAACGCGCAGACTAAAGCGCCGAATGCGGGTTGGAACTTTCAGGCTGTTGATAATCCGCCTTCAAGGCAGGATTACAGCGCCGGGGCAAGTCAGTGGAAGCAGGGCTGGAACGCGCAGAGCGCCGCCCCGAATGCAGCGTGGAATATCGCGCCCGATACCCCACCGCAGCGGCAGTCTTACGGGCTGTCGCAAATTGTTGCGCAGTGGGGGCAACGGTGGATCGCTCAAAGCGCTCAAAGCGCCGCCCAGAATGCGGGCTGGAACTTTCAGGCTGTTGATAATCCCCCTTCAAGGCGGGATTACAGTGCCGGGGTAAGTCAGTGGAAGCAGACATGGAACGCGCAGACTAAAGCGCCGAATGCGGGTTGGAACTTCAGTGTTGCGGTAGTAGATGATCCGCCTTCAAGGCGGGATTACAGTGCGGCCCGTTCTCAGTGGGGGCAGGGCTGGCGGGCGCAGACTAAAGCGCCAAATGCGGGCTGGAACTTCAGTGTTGCGGCGGTCGATAACCCGCCGCCGCGTCAGGGCTTTGGCTTTGCGCAAATCGTGGGGCATTGGAAACAGGACTGGAAGGCGCAAAGCCAATCGCAGTTTGGCGTTCTACTGCCTGACGCGACGGCATCGGAATGGATTACGCGGGCGCGTCGGCGCGGCCGACGATAAGGAGATGAGACGTGGATATTGCAAAAGCAACGATAGACGAATTGAAGGCGGAGTTCATGCGCCTGGCCGACGTGGTGGCGCTAGCTAGTTATGAACGCCAGGCCATTCTGACAGCGATAAACTTGCGCAAGTTTGATGCGCTGGCGCGCACGCGCATCCGGGCGCTGCCGGTTCTTGAGAGGGATGCGCTACGCAGCGTGCTGAATGATGATCTCACGCAGGCTCGGCCATGACCTTTCTTGAACTCGCGAAGTTTCTGCGGCAGGAGTGCGAGATTCCCGGCACCGGACCTTCGACCGTCACCGGGCAGACGGGCCAGTTAAAGCGGATCGTGGACTGGACCGCAGTGGCATGGAAGGACATTCAGAACCTGCACACGAACTGGCGCTGGATGCGCCGGGCCTTCACCTTCAACACGGTGGCCGACGACGACAGCTATCCGTATACCGCAGTGACCGACGTGGACGCGGCTGCGGTGATATCCAGATTCGGCCATTGGTGGGCGCACGACTGCGAGGATCCTTATCTGGCCTATCTGCAATCCGGGGGTGTTGGTGGGCAATACCCATTGATCTATCTACCCTGGAACGATTTCAAGTGGCTGTACCGGCGCGGCACGCAAACCGCATCGACCCCGGCGTATGTGAGCGTCGATCACCAGAACAATCTCTGTCTTGGGCCGAAGCCCAACGGAGTCTACGTAGTAACCGGAGATTATCAGCGCAGCGCACAAACGCTGACGGTCGATGCCGACCTTCCGGAAATGCCGACGCAGTACCAGGAGTTGATCGGTTATTTCGGCATGCAGAAGTACGGCGCCAACTCGGTGGCCGCGGAAGTCTTTACCCGGGCGCAACTGGAAGCCGCCAGGCTGCTCTCGGCGCTGCGCGACGATCAGTTGCCGCGGATGCGCCTTGGCGAACCGTTGATCTGACATGCGATCCTCAGCTCTGGTCCGGGCTGTCCATCGGTCTGCTGCGCAGACCACCGTGATCCCGGATTACATCAGCTTCACCGGCGGGCTCGACCAAGTGACCGCCCCGCTGTCGCGTCGCCAGGGGGTAGCGCGTACCGCGCAGAACTACGAAGCGGAGCAACTGGGCGGGTATCGCCGGATCGCCGGGTATGAGCGTTTCGACGGACGGAGCAGTCCATCGGGCGCGCAGTATTCGATTCTAACGGCCACGATCACCGGCGCTCCAGTGGCGGGCAACACACTTACCGGGGCAAGCTCCGGCGCAACGGGCGTCATCATTGCCCTTCCGGGTGGTAGTTTTGTACTGACTAAGGTGGTCGGCACCTACACCAACGGCGAGAACCTGACCATCGGCGGCGTGGTGGCAACCGCCGTGGGCACGCAGATCGCCAACGGGGCCGCGACGGCGCTCTTGCATGCCCAGTACCTGAACCTCGCCGCGGACGATTACCGGGCGGACATCGCGGCCGTGACTGGATCCGGGAGCATCCTCGGCGGCTTTACCTTCAACGACGTCAAGTATGCCTTCCGCAACAACGTCGGGGGAACCGCTGCGGCGCTGTATAAGTCCACTACGGGCGGATGGTCGCTGGTGGCCTTTGAGTTCGAGGTTGCTTTCACCGTGGGTTCCGGCGACGTTGACGATGGCGACACCCTCACGCAAGGCGGGGTCACCGCCACGGTGCGCCGAGTGGTCATCCGAACAGGCACATTGGCTGGCGGCACGGCCGCCGGGATTCTGGTGATCTCAGTGACGGCGGGCGGCAACTTCGGCGCCGGCGCGGCGACGACGACCGGCGCGGGTACGCTGACACTCTCCGGGATTCAGACCGCGATCACCTTGCTGCCCTCCGGGCGCTTTGAGACCATCCAGGAGAATTTCGGCACGGCCAAGCGCGTTTATGGCGTGGATCGAGTGAACCGCGCCTTTGAATTCGACGGCACCTACTTCGTGCCCATCCCCAGTGGGATGACGACCGATACGCCGACCCATATTCGGGCGCACAAGAAACACCTGTTCCTGTCGTTCGCCACCAGCGCGCAGCACAGCGGGCCGGGCACGCCCTTCGCTATGGTTCCGGTGCTGGGCGCGGCAGAAATTGCGATGGGCGACACGGTTACCGGTTTCATGACCATGCCGGGATCGGCAGACTCCGGCGCATTGGCCATCTTTACGCGCAACCGGTTGTCCATTCTTTACGGCACCAGTTCGGTGGACTGGAATCTAGTGCCTTACCGCGATGAGATCGGCGCCTACGCGCATACGATTCAGGATGTGGGTTATGCGCTGTTCGTGGACGATCGCGGCATCACCGACATTCAGACCACACAGGCCTTCGGTAACTTCGCGCATGCCGCGATCTCGAACCAGATCAAGAATCTGATGAATGCGTACCGGCCGCTGGCGCTGTCCAGTTGCGTTTCTCGGGACCGCAGCCAGTATCGACTATTCTTCAGCAACCGCGTCGCCTTTTATGTGACGGTCGTAGGTCGAAGCGTCGTCGGCATCATGCCGATGCTGTTCCCTGACATCGTGCGTTGCTGCTGGTCGACCGAATTAAATGACGGGTCCGAGGCGATTTTCTTCGGGTCGGACGATGGCTGGGTGTACCAGATGGAGAAGGGGACCAGTTTCGACGGCGATGCGATAGAGGGCATCCTGGAGTTGGCTTATAACTTCGGCAAGAGCCCGCGTACGGTCAAGCGGTTTCGGGATGCCCTGCTGGAATTGAGCGGCACGGGTTACACGGAATTTAATTTCGGCTACTCGCTGGGTTATGGAACGACCGACCTGGCCCAGCCGCCCACGGAGTCCGTGGTTACAAGTTTCTCGCCGGTTTTCTGGGATAGCTTCGTGTGGGACGCTTTTTTCTGGGATGGCACGACGCTATCCCCAAACATCCTGAAAATGGATGGCGAGGCGGAAAACTACTCCTTGGCGATTCGCGGGGAATCGGACTACCTACAACCTTTCACAATCACGGGCGCGGTGGTGCAGTACACGCCGCGCCGAAGGATGCGCTGATGGCGTTCGCTGAATATTACGATTCGTCCGGAACTCCCTCGACCGGAGGGCAGGGCTCGTCCTCTGCTATGCGTGCCGAGTTTGATCTGATCCAGACTGGTTTCGGGAAACTGCCGGACATTACCGGCAACGGAGGCAAGGCGGTTGTCATCAATGCCGGCGGCACTGCGATGACCGTCACGTCCGGAACGCTGTTGTTGGCCGGCAACTTCGAGACGGCAGGCGCCAGCGGGATTACGCTGACTTCCACGGGCCTGACCAATGTCACGCTGCCTACGACCGGGACGATAGTAACGCTGGCTGGCGCCGAGACGCTGACCAACAAGACGCTGACTTCGCCCGTAGTCGGCGGGACGATCACCGGCACATACACGCTTGGCGGCACGCCCACCTTCCCGTCTTCCCTGGTGACGTTGACCGGATCTCAGACACTCACGAACAAGACCCTGACCGCGCCGACAATGACTGCGCCGGTTCTCGGGGTTGCCACCGCCACGTCACTGAACGGACTGACGATCACAACGTCCAGCGGCACGCTGACTGTTCCCAACGGCGTTGTTCTGACTGGCCCGGCATCGAGCGGGACGGCGGCAACGCTGGCCGGGATCGAGACGCTCACGAACAAGACCCTGACCGCGCCGGTGTTCGGCGGCACGATTACCGGCACGATCGGCATTACTCCCGCTTCGGCCGGCACGATGGACAACGTGGCGATCGGCGGCGCGACGCCCAGGGCGGGCACTTTTACCACACTCTCGGCAACCGTCACGGCCTACGCCGTACTCTGCGGCAGCACATCCGGCACCGGCGCGCTGCAGGCAGTTGCTTCTGTTGGTACGTCCGGTCAGGTTTTGACATCAGGCGGCGCGGGCGCTTTGCCCTCATTCTCAAGCGTCTCGACCAGCCCGCCGGGCGCGGTGATGGATTTTGCAGGCTCGTCCGCACCTTCTGGCTGGTTGGAATGCGATGGCTCGGCGGTTTCCAGGGCGACCTACGCAGCCCTGTTCACAGCGATCAGCACGACCTGGGGCGTTGGTGATGGGGCGACGACCTTTAATGTTCCTGACATGCGGGGCCGGGTTGCTGTGGGTTCAGGTACGGGCGCGCAATCCGCATCCGGCGCCAACGCGGATGTCGACACGACATCTGACACTCTTACCGTAACGTCGAACAGCGCGACGTGGATTACAGGGATGGCGGTTGCGTTCACCCTGGCCTCTGGAACGATTACCGGCCTGACTTCTGGGACGACGTACTACATCGTCAGAAACAGCGCGACCCTAATCAAGCTCGCTTCAAGCCTCGCCAACGCACAGAACGGAACGGTGATTGACCTCACGGCAAAGTCTTCTCCGGTGTGGACGATTGCGCATGCCCTGACCGCAAGGACGCTTGGGGTAAATGGCGGCGAAGAATCTCACGCCATGAGCAGTACAGAATTGCTGTCGCATACGCACTCTGGGATATTGCTCAACGGCGGCGGCGGCGGTCAATTTGAGGCGGGTGCAAGTAGTGTAACGAGTATGGGTTCTGCAGGCGGCAACGCCGCCATGAACAACATGCAGCCGTTCAGCGTATTCATGAAAATCATCAAGACCTGACCAACACTGGAAACCCATGATCTCAACGACCGTACAGCACTGCCGTGAGGCCCACCGCGCGTTGCGCGCCCTCAACGACATCAAACTTCCCGCCACGGTCGCGTGGCGCTTTGCGCGCCTCATCAACAAGGTGAAGGCCGTCGTGCTGGACTTCGAGACCACGCAACTCAAAATCTACATCGACAACGGCGGCATCCCGTCCGGTAACGGCGTGACCATCTTAGAACCCGTGCGGGGCAATCAGACCGATGAAGAATGGGACGCTGTCGTGGTCGGACACCGCGAGAAGATCGGTCGCGTCGGCGATGCCATTGTGAAGTTGATGAAAGAGCCCGTCGAAATTGATTTCGAGAAAATTTCCATTGATCTGTTTGCGGACACCCCTGTTTCCGTGAACGATCTGGCCGACCTCGAAGCATTCCTGGAAGGATAAGCGTCATGCCTGGACTGATGATGAACGCCTTGACCGGCGCAAAGAAAGACCCGCTTTTGGGGGAGAATGTTTTCTCGGCTTCCAATACCGGCGTCGACCCCGCTTTGCGAACGATCGACGCCACAAGGGAAAGCGTCGCCGGCCAACTGGATTCCCTGCTGGCAAAGGAATCCGGGTTGATGACCCGCGCCAGGACCGGGGCGGCGCAGACGGCGAATGCCCGCGGGTTGCTGAACTCTTCAATGGCGGCCGGGGCGGGAGAGGAAGCGGCGATCAACACAGCGTTTCCGATCGCCAATGCCGATGCCAACATCTACGGCACAGCGTCACGCGACAACCAGGCTGCGCAGAACGCGGCGCTTTCCCAGAACGCGCAGTCCGCCAACACAGCCGCACTGGCGAATTCGGCAGCGGCCAATCAGTCCGGCCAGATCACGCAGCAGGGAGAGGAATCCCGGCAGACTGCCGCTCAGTCACAGCAGGCTGAGAATTCCCTGTTCACCCGCCAGGCCGCGCAGCAAACCGCTATGCAGCAGTTGCAGTTGCAGGGGCAGATTACCCTGCAGAACCTGCAAACGGCCGCCGCCAAGGATCTCGTCAACATCGAGGCCGATTACAAGACAGTGATGCAGACCTCCGCAACGGCGGGGCAGATCATGTCCCAGGCACAGGTTGGCATCAACGATATCATGAAGGATCCCGTCATGACCATCACCGCGAAGACCGCGCTGATCCAGAAGATTCAGGACGGGCTCAAAGCGCAGATAGGCGTGGCCGGGGCGATTGCTGGGCTGGACCTGTCCGGGTTACTGACGTTTTAGTACCCGAACGCGGTAGCTCCCACCGCCGGACCGCGGCCCGCATTAACCGACCAAAGCGCTCTACGCGGCACGCCTGTGAGGATTGCGCCGCCCGCCCGATGATCCGCAGAGCCAGTCCGACCGATGCGCTCGCAATCGTTGAATTGGCGGCGCGCGCAGTAAGCGGCTTGCCTGACAGCCGGAATGTGGTGTCCAGCGCGGCGCGTGTGCGGCAAGCCGCCAAGCGCCTTATCAGTGACCCGCAAAGCCTGGTGCTGGTGTGCGATCAGGACGGCAAGTTGAACGGCGTTCTTGCGATGTCGGTGTCTGATGCGCTTTGGTTCGAGCGCAAGGTCGCCGGCATCGTCCTTTGGTACGCCGAAACGCCGCGGACCGGCTATGCGATGTTGCGACAGGCACTGACGTGGGCGAAGGGACGGCCGGCGATCAAAGCGGTGGGATTTTCCGAAGAGTTTGCGGTAGACCCGAGGGTCGGCAATCTTTTGATGCGCGCGGGCTTGCCACGCCGCGGCGCTGTTTATGCGAGGTACTAAAATGGGACTCTTTAGCGGGATAACCAAAGGTTTCAAGTCGATTTTCAGTGGCGTAAAAAAAGCCTTCAAGTCGGTGGTCGGCAGCAAGATCGGCAAGATCGTGCTGATTGCGGCTGCGGTCTGGCTCGGTGGCGCAGCCTTGGGCGCATGGAAATCGGGCTTCGCCTCGATCGATGGCGCTCTGGTGGCCTCGCAAACTGCTGGTGTGGCGGGTAGTGCTGCGGCGCCCGCCGCTGCGGCAACCAATGCCGGCGGCGCCGGTACGGCAGCCGTGAATTCGGCGGCTTCCGCAGCAACGGGCGGGCTCGGCGGCGCCGCTGGAACGCCGTTCGGTATGGCGGCCCCGGTGGTGTCGGCGGCCCCGGTTATCACGACTGCGCCGCCGCCCGGCGGCTTCATGAACACGACAGGGAAGGTCGTCAGCGGCGCGGCGGAGTGGATGCAGAAGAACCCGATCCCGACCCTTCTCGGTGGTCAGGCGCTGGCCGGTGCATTCGGCCCGAACAAGATGGACCTCAACGAACAGGAGAACCAGTTCAAGATCGACGAAGAGAACCGGCGCAAGCAGGACGTTGCGGATATGAATGCGCGTCTGGCGCAGGTCGGCGGCATTCCCACTGTTGGCTACAGCGGGGCGCAGCTCCCGCCGCCGGCAGGGATTATGGGTAGGCGTTTAGTCTGATGGCTTGGAACCTGGGCGGCGGCTTCCAGCCTGGCGACCCTCGATATTCCCCTTCTGGCAAGACCTACGACTCGCGTCAGGCTAACGGCGAGAACCTGCGACGGAAAGAGATCGATGACCACTATGCCGCCGTCACGGCAAAGGGAAACGCCGCAATGCAGTCCGGGCGCGGCTACGATCTGGATGCCGTGCTGGCGTCCAAAGATCGGCAACCCGGCAGCGACCCCAATCTTTACAAGCAATTTTACGACGACACCCTGGGCTTTCTGGGCGCGCACCCGCTGAACCGGGCACCCGTTGAAACGGGTCGCGTCGGCCAAGTGCCAGGCGCTCCGATCACGTACAGCCCGGAGATCATGGCGCAGATCGACCGCGCGAAGCAGATGGTTCAGGCCGGATCAGAGAAGAACATTTTCACGCAGCACAAAAGCACCGGACTGATGGCTTTCGCCGAAAAGGCGGCTATTCCGGCGGCTTATGCCGCGATGACCTTCGGCAGCGGCGGGCTGGCCGCGACTGGCATCTCCGGGTCCGGGGGCGTCGGCATGGGCGCCGGGGCGGGCGCTGGCACTGTAATCGGTGGCCCCGCGGCGGGCGCTGGCACTGTAATCGGTGGCACCGCGGCCGCCGCGCCGGTCGTTGCTGCACCGTCATCCGCCGCGGCAACAGCGGCAGGCTCTCCATTCGCCGCCCCGCTCCCGACCATCACTACGTCACCGCCGGCCGCAGCCCCGGGCTTCATGGCTACGGTGGGGAAGGCAGTTGTCGGCGCAGGCGAATTCATGGCTGCGAATCCGATCCCCACCATGCTGGCCGGCCAAGCGCTTGCCGGCGCGAACTCGCCCAACGAACTCGATGTCGCCGATCAGGAAAACCAGCAGCGGATCGACGCCGAGAATCGCGCCAAAGCCGAACAGGCCGCCGGCAACGCGCGCATCGCCCAGACCGGCGATATCTCGACCTGGCGTTACAGCGGCGCACCGCTGAAGAAACTGAAAACCCGGATCCCGCGCACCGGGCTCATGGGTAGGAGATAGACAATGAAAGGCATGATGGCAAAGGCGGCGCAGGACGGAGAAGACCGGCCCGTTCCGGTAACAGGCGAACAGGTCGCCACACCGGAAGGCGATCGCGGCCCTATGGGCGATGAGATGCCGCCGGCGCGCGGCGCGACTGACGAGAATACTGAAGGCGATGCCGCCAGCCCCGACGAACAAATGGCATACGAAAAAATCGTCCTCGCCGCTTTAAAAGTCGTCTACGACGAAACCACGCACAACAAGATCATGCAGGCACTGCAGCAGGGCGGCACCCCCGACGCCGCGCTGGCGACGACGACCGCCTCGATCATGACCGAACTGGATCAGAAGTCCGGCGGCAAAGTCCCGGAAGTCGTCATCCTCCCGGCGGCGATGGAAGTGCTGGACATCCTGGGCGAGCTCGCGGACACCGCGGGGCTGTTCGCTGTTGATGTCAAAGTCATGACTTCGGCGGCGCAGCAGCTCATCCTGAAATTGATGCAGGAATACGGCGTTGACCCGGCTGGCGTCCAGGACTTCATCGGCAAGATGGATCCCACCAAGGTTCAGGCGATGGTGGCGGAACAGCAGTCTGCGGCGCAGGGATGGGCGGGCGAGGACAAACAGCAACCACAGGAAGGCGCGCAGCCGCAAGGGATGCCCGGTGGTCAACCCGCTGGACTGATGGAGAGACCGGC